AATGGTGTGTAAGATCAAGGGATGTCCGCGTCGACATGCTGATGGCATGGTCATTGAGGAAGCGTTGATACACCCCCCACACCGTGAAATTGATCCTCGCTGCTTCTATGAGGTTTTATTGAAGCAAGGCACGGAAATGGTAAAGATCGGTTCAGCCGTCGCGACCGCGTACGGTTTCTCGAGTGTTCGTCATGTCATATATGACGCATCTGGTGAGCCACGTGCTCCACTCGAGGAATTCGCATTGCGGGCTCACGATGGCTCTATATCGCAACTTGAACCGCGGTCCGTTGTATGCCCAAGAGCAGAACAATTGGCCCAGGGACAAGAGAACGACTTCTGTAAGTTCAGAACTGTGTCTGCAGACTTCAACAAAGCGGCTCATCAACACCGCGTGTATATGAAGAAACTCGACTCAGGAAATACGGAGGTTCGCATGCTCAGGTCACCTAGGGACAATTTGGTTGGGGACGGTCGTGCCGTTGTCGAATTTGGCCTTGTAAAAGAGGTCAAGCGCGAAATCGGTGTGGCTTACTCCACCCTGAACACAGTACGGTCTGATTCTGGAGCACCTATCTTTGATGTGACTGGCCATTTAGTTGGCCTCCATCAGGGACACGTCCAGGGTCGATCGGTCAATGCGTTTGTTCTGTTCTATCCCATTACCGCAAACCCATGGTTTGTCCAAGCAGAGCCAAAAAACTAGTGGTCCCCTTGTATGATAACATGGTCGACGTTTATGATACTGCTTTTGTTATTAAGCAAGTCACGAACGGCATCCAAGGGGACTATCAACCACCGACCAATGTGGAGTTATTGAACTTTGTTCAGAGCAGTTCAGAAGAGAAGGGGATGGAAATCCCTTTCAGTTATGCACCGGCTGTCTTTTCACGAGATTTGCTGGAGAATGACTTTAAGAAGAATCTTCACTGCTATGAGTGGACGCCGGATGAACGGGCGTGGGATTTAGCCAAAGAGGCCTTTCGCATGGTTGTCAAGCCTTATCTCTATGGGTCGTTAATGCCCCTCCGCCAGGCAGTTTTGCGGATGGACAAGACGACTTCACCTGGATATCCCTTAAACCTCAAGTACCGTAACAAGGGCTCAGCCTGGGAAGGCGAGTCTAAGTTGATTGAGGAGATTGTGGATCAGGTGATGAAGACAGGGAAATTTGACGTCATGTTTGAGTATCGTCCAGGAAAGTTTATGCGATGGAATCACATCTATTATCTAACATCACCAAAGGGTGAGTTGAGAACGGTGGAC